CGCAAGCAGACCTTCACGATTACCCTGTTGCGGCAGGGTGAAGACGCTCCCAACGCAACGGCACTGTTCAACTGATGCAGACCTATTCCACCAAGGATGGCGATGTCTTGGACGCCATCACCTATGATCAATATCCGGACCTGCCGCAGCCCATCGTTTTGATGCGCGTGTTCGATGCCAACCCTGGCCTTGCGGATTATGGCCCGGTCCTGCCTGCGGGGCTCCTGGTGACGCTCCCGGATATCCCGGTTGAGCAGGCACAGCCGCGGGTTCAGTTTGTGAAATTCTGGGGCTAGGCGTGTCCGATACCATCAACCCCCCGGCGGAGCTTATCGGCGGCCCCACGGCCTCCCCCTTTGGGCAGAAGACGCATCCGATTTTCCGCCTGACCTTCGGCGGGGCTGATGTCACGGAGCAGGTTGAATCACGCTTGCTGTCCCTGACCGTGACGGACAATGCCGGATCAGAAAGCGATAGCTTCGTGCTGCGGCTGGATGACCGCTTGCCGCACATCCCCATGCCGAATGCGGGGGAGGAAGTGGAAATCGAATTAGGGTATCAAGATTTTGGCTTGGTCCTGTTGGGCCGGTTCTACATGGATGAGGTTGAATTTTCGATTGACCCTGCCGCGGAGATGACCTTGCGCGGCGAAAGCGTGAACCTGTTAAGCACGATCAAAACGCTTCGCAGCGATGCCTATGACAACATGACCATAGAGGCCATTGTCAACAAGATCGCAGCGAGGAACAACCTAACCCCTGTCGTGTCGCCTGAGTTGGCGGGGATTCTGGTTGATCATCGGGACCAGATGAACCGCAGCGATATGGGCTTCCTGACGGACCTTGCGACGCAATACAGCGCGGTTTTCAAAGTGGAGATGGATCAGGCCATCTTCGCCCTGGCCGGGCGGGATGTCTCTGTCTCGGGGCTGCGCATCACAGACCTGACCATCCACCCTGGGGAGAATGTCCTGGGGCTCCGCGTGCTGCATCAGCATCGCGGCCGGTATTCCCGGCTGGCGGCCCGCTTCCACGACTACAACGCAGGGGAAACCTTCACCCAAGATTGGCCCGGCATGCCCGATGGCAACGGGGCGGAGCGGACCCTGAACCGGCGCTTCGGCAATGAGGCGGAGGCCAATGCCGCGGCAGCCTCGGAATCCCGCCGGCTGTCTGCCACCTCCGCCAAGCTGACCTTGAACCTTGTGGGCGAGCCCAACCTATCGGCGGAGGGAAAAGTCACGCTGTCAGGCTTCCGGGATGGGATTGATGGAACCTGGAAGATCAAGACCGTCACCCATGAATTCACGAATGACGGTCTGAAGACCACGGTTGACGCGGAAGTGCCATCTGATCCAACGGCCAATCTTGATCCGAACGCGCAGCCGGTTGACCTGAACGATTGGAGTGCGGGGCCGGATGCCCCCTAGCAACTTCGCCAACTCACGGCGCATGATCTAATAGGGTCGCGGGTCCATGCTCGTGCTCCTGTCTGGGGTCAGCGGGACGAGAGCAGCGCGGCCTTGGCTGCCTTGGCTTCCTCTTGGGTCGCGTGCTCGCTGATAGTCTCCATGTCCATAGTGCCGGGAATGTCGCGCTTGACGTGCCAGGGCTTGGCAATGTCGCGGCCACTGATGCGTGTGATGCGCAGGGTCGGCTTTGTGGCTTTCAGGTTTAGCATAGGTCGTTCCCTTGGCTGGGGCAAGTGGGGCCTAAGCCCCTGCCTTTTCCTTCAGTTCGGCCCAGCTTCCAGGCGCCCGCTTCGACATGCGCCATACGGCATTGTCGCCATCCGTCACGATCCAGAAGCGGCGGCTAAGGGCCAGGGCACGGCCATAAGTCACTGTGATTTCTTCCCCAGCATGGCGAATGGAAACTTGCTTCGGGGTGGTGCGGGCCATCTGTCCAACTCCTGTCTATGCCCCTACACTTACAGGGTAAGCCTTGGGCCGTCAACAGGTTTTTCACCCCCTGCCCCCGGCCCCGAACGAACAAACTTCAAGCCCCTTATCGTAACGTGAAAGGTGATATTTCATACTGAAAGGAAAATATCAGCCTCGTAATTCGCATACAAACTGGATATGTTCTCTTTGCTCCCCCGGCAAATGAAACCCTTCGATTGGAGGTGAACATGCCAAAGAGCCTGGATCGGCTGATTCAGGCATGGCCGGCGGTGACAGGGTTTGTGTGTTCCGCGGTGATCGTGGCGCGTGCCACGGGCTACCTAACGAACCTGACGGACGATGCTGCAAATAACCTGATGCTGGCAACCGGCACTGTGTTGGCGACCCTTGCGGGCCGTTCGGCGGTGCTAGGTCATGCCAATGCGACTGCGATTGCTACCGCGGCAAATGCGGCGGTTTCAAATGCAAACGCAGCATCTAATACCGCGGCAGTCCTAGCGGCACAGGCCATCCCGGCTTTGCAGGAAAGCTCCCGCCAAGTGCTTCAAGCCGCGGCGGCACAACCGACAACTTCTGTGATCGTGGCCGCAGCGAATGCGGCAGAGAAGCTGAACGAAGTGGCTAAGTCCACACAGCAACAGATGGAAGGATTGGTCAATGACTGGCGTTGAAATGGCGGTGACGGTGCTGGAGAGCTTTGAAGGCTGTTCCCTGCGCCCCTACAACTGCCCCACGGGCCATTGCACGATTGGCATTGGTTCGACTCGTTATCCGAACGGTGTTCCCGTGCGGATCAGTGACCCGCCCATCACGCGCGACAAGGCGCTTGCCATGGCGGCAACTGATCTGGCCTCCGCGGAGCGTTCCGTCAGGCGCTTGGTGAAGGTGCCCCTGAATGACTATCAGTTGGCGGCCCTGATCCTGTTCACCCAAAACCTGGGTGAAGGCTCCCTGGCCGGTAGCACGCTTCTGCGCATGGTCAATGCCGGGGATTTCGAGGGTGCCGCGGGCCAGTTTCGGCTCTGGGATCATGGCAGGGTGGGCGGGCAGCTTGTGTCCCTTCCGGGCCTGACCATCCGGCGCATCGCTGAAGCCATGATCTTCCAGGGCATTGAACCCCTTGTGGCCTTCCAAGTGGCGGAAGCCAAGACCCGCGGCCGGGCGGCTGCTTAACGCGGTTGCAAATGCAACCCTGACAAATCGAAAGGAAGCAAACGATGTCGTTGTATGAGAGCTTTGATTCTGGGGTTGGCCCCCTGAATCATACCTGGGGCGGGGTGGATACCTCTGTCTCGGGCCAAGTGACCCTGCGGGGCAATGCTGGCGTGATGGAGTTTCCCGGCGGCAAGGATGCCGGGCACGGGTATGGCGAATACCATGTGACCGCTTCCATGACCGGCAGCGCCCCTGGCTCCGCCATCGTCTTCTGGCCGGCGGATGACAAGTGGCCGGGCCAGGAATTCGACATGGGCGAGGCTGCGGCGGATGGCTCTGGCCGGCGCTACAGCACGGTTCACTGGAATGAGGGTGGCCACGATGCCGGGGATTACTTCATTTCCGACATCAAGGATGGCGAGAAGCACGACTATGGCATGAAGTGGGAACCGGGCCAGATCACCTTCACCATGGATGGCCATGTGATCGGCACGGAAACCGGCCATGTCCCGGCGGATTTCGCGCATGGCGGGATGAACGACACAATCGGCTTCATGAACAACAACGATGCCACGTCCATTACGGTGTATGACGTGAGCTTCACGGAGCTTGGGGGTTCAACCCCTGCCCCGGCGCCCCAGCCGGCGCCGGTTGTCGAGACGAAGGCTGTTGACGCAGCCCCCGCCCCGACGCCCGTTGCTGATACTGCTACTGCCGATGTTACGCACGCTAACGATGCCCCAGCGACCGTTGACGCGGCCCCTGTGGAAGTGACCCCCGCGGCTGTTGACGCAGCCCCGGTGGTGGAAGCCGCCCCCGCCGCTGTTGACGCAGCGCCGGTTGCGGAAACTCATGTTGACGTGCCAGCCGCCCCGGCGGAAGGCACGTTGGAATACACGGCCCAGGCACTCGCCCAGGTGGATGACTATCTGGCCCACGCCTTCCCGGCCTGGGATGCCTTGGCTGCCATCGTCACGGCCAACTATGCCGAAACGGGCTCCTGGTATCCGGGCCTGGACCTGAGCGGGGCCAATATCCCGCATCTGGAGAGCCCCCCGGATGCGGTGGATTGGAACGCTCTGGCGGATGCCGTCACAGCCAACCATGATGCCCAGGGCCAGTGGTTCGTTTAATCTAAAAGTGGGGTGGGCAGGGGAGACTTTGCCCACCCCATTGACACCATGCAGGGGTTAAAGGGGGGCGCACGGTGCCAACCCTTGAGCCGATATGGCGCCGGGGGCAGGGGTTTCACCCTTCTGGGCCAGCATCCCTGCCACCTCCGCCCGGCCAATCCCG